CAAGTAATAAAAATTTAGATCCACAAACAAAGGCAAACCTAGAGAAAAGTTACAAGGAATTCGACAAAGTAGCGGCCGCACTGCCCCAAGTAAAAGGGTTAGGCGAACTGTCTGATCTAGAATTAGACAAACTTGCTGTGGAGGCTGAAGAAAGTTACAAGAACCTAATGGACCTGGGGATGAACGTTGATTCAAGATACTCGGGCAGGATATTTGAAGTTGCAGGAAACTTTTTAAGGAACGCCATAGATGCAAAAAGTGGCAAAATTGATAAAAAACTCAAGATGATTGAACTGCAACTAAAGAAACAGAAACTAGATCAAAGCACCAAGGATGGTCCAGCAGTTGAGGAATCTGAAGGTTTTGTGATCTCTGATCGTAATGAATTAATGAAAAAACTTCTAAAAAAAGATTAGATGTCAGGAAAAAAATTCGTTCACGAGATACCAAAATTACCCAAAGGACATCATTTGGCAGTAGAACACGAATGTTTCGACTATCCGAGTTGGAATCATTACCTAGATAGCAAAAGTCCATACCACTTTGACAAATGGCGTGATGACTCCGACAATGATCACATTCAGACAGGATTATCATTCAGATGGAAGACTGATATCACTAAAGAAATATTTCCGTTCGTTAGAGAAAAGTCAAGAAATATACATCCAAACGATATCGCTGTGCTACACGCGGCATGGTGGTTACACGAAATGGAAGTGAGAGGCATGGATCACGTTGGATTCAAGGAAGTGGTCAAACCGGAAAAACACCCCACGCTCACAAAGATAGTAGATTGGTTCGAGTGGGAAGACGAAGTGCAACCAATAATAATGGAGAAAAATGTGGGCAATTTTGAACCTTATCACGTGGACACAATGGACGGACATCCAAGCGGATATGGAATAAAAAAATTACAACGTATCATAATACATTTACAGGATTGGGAACCCGGACAATTCATACTTTGGGGCAACAGGAACGTTCAACAGTGGAAAGCAGGCGACAGCATATCCTATGATCCGAGCATACCTCACGCAACCGCAAACGCTTCAAGATATAGGCGTTATTCGTTGCGTATAACAGGTGTGCCTAGTGAAAAGACGCTTGATAAGATCAAAAAGGGAGGTATAGTCAACATAGAATAGGCATTAGTATCGCCTAGAAAAGACTAAATATTGCATATGAGCACGTTTAAAGACTACCTAACAGAATCAGCAAAGTCATATGACTACAAAATAAAGGTCGCTGGAATGATCGCAGACGATTTTGCGAACAAATTAGAGTCAGCACTGGCCAAATTTGAAGTGGCCAAAATGTCAGCAGGCAAGAAAACACCTATAATGACACTACCTTTAGATTTCCCTCAGTTGAGCAACGAGGAAGTCACAATATTTGACGTGACAACAAATTATCCAGCGTCTTCAATCACTATGAAGGAATACCTTTCAGATATTTTAAGGGTACCAGCAACACACATAGTGGTGAGAAAACCAGGTGAGCCTACTGAACAATATCAGGATGAGATGCAAGTTGCAAAAAATTCAGAATATCAAAATAAATTGCTAGACATTGAAATGAAAGATTCACCAAAAGTGAACGCAGAAGATTTCCATTCTACAAAAGCAAACATGAGTTTGTTGAAAGAATTACTAAAAGACAAGGAAAACAAATACGAGATCGAAAAAGGATCAGACAACAAAGTTCAAGACACACAGAGCAACGAAGAAGAATCTAAACCATCAATGTTGAAAGCGGCACATGATGGTCCAGTAAAAGGTAACCCGCACCCAGCAAAAGGAAAATAATTATGGAAATGATCGACGTTTTAAAGAGACTACAAGAAATTGCAGAGACAAAACCAGAATTAGTGAAAGACGCTGTGGACAACGTGGAGAGAACAAATCCTAAAGCGGTCACAGAAGGCGGAATGAAAGACTATTTGCACGACGAGGCAGAGAAACTTTCAAGAGAAGAATTCATTAAAAAACATGGTGAGAGCCTAGCAGGTTTCTGGGACAGCATCAACGGAACTGAAGAAGCAGTTGAAGGCAAGATGCCAGCGGGTCTAAAAGCGTACCATGACAAAAAAGCAGGCAAAGAAGACAAAAAAGAAACTGTTAAAGAAGCAATCCAGATTTCAACTGACACTCCACAAGAAGCATCAATGATGATGCAGATATTAAAACTTGCAGGTGTGCAACCAGTAGACGCTAAAATGATTGGCGCGGACGAGCCGAAAGACGAACCAGAAATGAATCCAGACGACGCAACAGGTTCAATGGACATGGCTAGAATGAGAGACATAGTTAACAAGCCTAAAGACGATCAACAAGAAGAAACTTTTGCAAACGAGCCACAAGAAAAAGTGTCAGACGTGGACACTTTGGTAAATGTAAATTCTGGTGGTTTGAACAGACAGAAAAAATCATATCCTAAAGTTGCAGGCGGTGACAGTCCAATGGCATACGCAGAAGATAAAATCACTGAGGAAGAAATTGCAAACAGTTTAAGGAATCAGTACGAGAACTTCAAGGAAGCGTACCAGGCAGAAGCCAAAAAAGCAAAACCTGATTTCTTGGATATGGACAAAGATGGCGACAAAAAAGAACCAATGAAAAAAGCCATCAAAGACAAAGAAGCAAAGTAATACTTTTCAACTTCAAATCACAGCCTTAAATACTACGTTATGGCATACGTTAGTTTAGATTCAGATCAGATAAAGAAAGCCAATAAGAAGCACAAATACTCAAAGGAACAAGTAGAAGCCCTTGAGCAGTGCATGAACCCCGAAACAGGTCCTCTGTATTTCATGAAGAAATTTATGAAGATACAGCATCCTACTAAGGGAGAAATGTCATTCCAGCCTTTCCCATACCAAGAGAGATTGATAGAAAGTTACAACAATCATAGGTTTTCAATTGCTATGTTGCCTAGACAGACAGGCAAGACAACCTGTGCTTCAGGCTATCTAATATGGTATGCGATGTTCAGACCAGATTCGCAGATACTAATCGCCGCACACAAATACGCAGGAGCATCTGACATCATGTCAAGGGTCCGTTACGCATACGAGATGTTACCTAGTTGGATAAAGGCCGGAGTAAATCAATACAACAGGAACTCGATAGAGTTTGACAACGGTTCAAAGATAATGGCAACCACAACAACTGAGAACACAGGTAGGGGTATGTCACTCACGCTAATTTACTGTGATGAGTTCGCGTTCGTGCAACCACCCGAAAAGGCCAAAGAGTTCTGGACTTCACTGTCACCAACATTGAGTACAGGTGGTAAGTGTATGATCACATCCACTCCGAACAGTGATGAAGACCAATTTGCTATGATATGGAAAGAAGCAAATAAAAGATTTGATGAGTATGGCAACGACAAGATAACAGGTACAAACGGTTTCTATGCCATGAAGGCGCATTGGTCGGAACACCCAGATAGGGACGAGGCATGGGCAGACGCGGAACGTGCCAGAATTGGCGAAGAGAGATTCAGGAGGGAACACGAGTGTGAATTCTTGATCTTTGACGAAACCTTGATCAGCAGTTTAACACTTGCAGACATGGAAGGAGTACCGCCAGTAGAAACCACAGGACAGGTGCGTTGGTTCAAACGTCCAACACCGGGACACACCTACATGGTATCACTAGACCCAAGCATGGGTACAGGAGGAGACTACGCGGCCATACAAGTTTTTGAACTGCCAACATTCGAGCAAGTGGGAGAATGGCATCACAACATGACTCCGATGAACCAGCAGGTAAGGATTTTACAGGGTATTAACAAACATATACACGACACAATACTAGAGAGAGATGCCAGTGCAACTCCACAAATTTTCTACAGCATGGAAAACAATACCATAGGTGAAGCCGCCTTGATGCGTGTGATGGACATAGGTGAAGAAAACATTGTGGGAATGTTCCTCAGTGAACCCATAAGGAAAGGACACAGGAGGAAATTTAGACGTGGATTCAACACCACAGCCAAACACAAGATCGACGCATGTACAAAATTCAAAGAACTTGTCGAGGGTGGCAAGATGAAAATTAACTCGCAACTGCTTATATCCGAGATGAAGGATTTTGTGGCGTCGGGATTGAGTTACAAAGCCAAACCTGGACAGCACGACGACCTAGTCAGTGCGTGTCTACTAATGACACGTATGATGAAAGTGTTGGCAGATTTTGATCCAAAAATATTCGAGAAATGGACTGACCGCACCAGTGAGATAACACCAATGCCGATATTTGGATCGTTCACAGGATAATGAAACATAGCCTTTACTACAAGACCGGTCAACACATGATTGGCAACGTTGACTTTGCGGACAGATGGAACGATCTCAGAGACCTGATAGAAGCAGACCCTTCACACATCGCATTAGACGTTGGCTGTGCAGAGGGATTGATTTCAATATCTTTGTCCAAAATGTTCAAAGAGGTCCATGCCTTTGACATAGAACCTTACAGAATACAGCAGGCCAAGAATAACGCAAAGGGAATAAAGAACATATTCTTTTCAACGAAAAACTACCTTACCTACGATTATCAAAGTTATGACCAGATCTTCTGTCTTGGAGTTTACCATAAAATTAAAACCATATCGCGACAGCGATCGCTTGATACCATGTTTAAGAAGTGCAATTCCATGCTCTATCTACGAATACCAGTAATAGACAAAAACGTCTCAAAAACGGTGGGTGTGCCTGCCGCAGAGGTGCTGAAAATTGCTGTTGACAACGACTTTGAACTAGTACACCGTACCAAACAGGTTCATCTCCATGGAACCATATTCAAGTTCAAAAGGCGCTAAATAATACAAAATGAATCCAAAAACATCAAATGACCTATTCAACAAGATAAGATCACAGTTCTCCAACATACGACTAGGAGACGAGAATGGTGCCGCTACAGGAGACCCAGGAAATGCTGTGTTTTTTGAGTTCGAATTCAGAGAAGATGCAGACACTTTTGGTGCGGTGAGCATAAGCCTAGCCGACGGTGAGCACATGAAAGTTTACTACAACAGAGACCTTGTCAGCAAAATTGACGAGGACAGCAGAGACGAATGGTATGCTTTCTTGAAGGAGTTGAAGGATTTCGCCGTAGAGCATCAATTATCATTTGATGTCAGAGATATCACAAAAAACAACCTAACGAAGCAGGATTATGAAAATCTCGCAGATACGAACAAAACGGTAAATACTGACGAGATGTCGGAAGAACTAGCAAGAATCACTAAACTAGCGGGTGTTGAAAAGGCACCAGTTGCAGAAGGCCTAACAGGCACTTCTAAGAGTTCATTCGAGAACCTAAACAAAACAAAATTGATAATCAGGCACAAAGGCAAGGTTGATGAGACTGTGCCAGGTGCAAGGTCAAGACAGATACAATCACTTTACATCGAAAACGAAGACGGTGAGAGATTCAAGTATCCACTTACACATCTATCAGGTGCGAGAGCAATGATGAGACACGTGGCCAACGGTGGAAGACCGCATGACGAGTTTGGTGAACACATCATACAGACTTCCGAAGATATAGCAAAATTACAATCATTCTCAAGATATGTTTCAAACAAGGATCAACTGAACGACAACGCAGGCGACATTATTGAGAACACGAAACTACAATTAGAGAACCTAAGGGAATACATGAGAAACTTGTCAAAACAGTCACACTACGAATCAAGTTGCAAGAGCTACAAGAAAAAAGAAGACCAGGTGCTTGATGACGAGACAGTGAACAAGTTGAGAGAAAAATTCACACAGACAAATTTAGACAGCAGGGTGGAAGATGCTTTTCCTCTTATCAGTAGGGTTATGGCTGAATTAGAAAACGCACCTAAGGAAGAACCAATCAACGAACTTGAACCAGATGCAGAGCCAATTGATGCACCGATACAACCACCAGTGGACCACGGTGCTATTGTACAGTCATTCCTTACAGATCCAGACAGCAAACTTGTACTGAGGAAAGATGACGCCGCTGACAAGATGTTGAAGAACACAAAATTCACAAACAAGAACACAATGTTGAGTTCTATACTATCAGACATAGCAAGTAGGCTCCTTACAAAATCAGGTGAGGAAGACAGGCTGGCAAACTTCGCTTCAAGGGTAGCAGACGAGATGGAACAAGAGAACAGCGCGAACTTCAAACCAACTCCAGACTACATGAAGAACAAGAAGATAGCAATACAACTTGCCAAGAGATACATCGACGATTACAAGAAGATGCAGAATGATCCAGCATTCAAAGATGAGGTGAGGAAAGATCCAGGCGAATTCGCACCAAAGAAAGACCTTAAGGGCAAACCAAAAGAAACAGAAGCGTTTGAAAGTTGGGTCGACAACGTTGGAGAATCTACAATCAAGCCTTATGTATCAATGTACAAGGGCGAAGACGGCAAGATGATATACGACGTGCTTGACAAGGACAGCAATTCGGCATTCAAGTCAGCCGATTACAAAGAGGCTGAAAAATACCTACATCAGAACTATGACAAATTAAAGGAATATACAACAGAACCTAAAAAAGATCCTGAGATAGAAAAGAAAGACAAAGAGAACGCTACAAAACTTGATGTGACAAAGGCAGACAAGATGATGAATACCACAGCATATCAAAGAATGAAATCAGGTGATCCCAAGTACGCAGACAAGACAGAAGGAATGGGAGACAAGATAGCAGACATGGCACAGAGCATGAGCAAGGAAGAATTCATGAGTAAAGCAGATGAACTAGGATTAAGTCAAGAAGAAGCCGCGGAACACTACGATAAAATGCAAGGCGGTGCACACGCAGGTAAATTTGAAGGCAATCAATTCGCACAGGCAGTTCAGAAAGCCAAGGCGGCGGGCATGAAGGCAGGCGACAAGTTCAAAGTTGGCGACCAGGAATACACTTTGAGAGATGCCATAGAACTTGCAGGCCTACAATTGGAAGATTTCTACTCAGAAGAAGAAATGGCATACGACACCCAGATAGATCGTATCAAGAACCTAGCGTTCTACAAATAATCACCACCAACATCAGGCACATTAAATATCCACATGAAGTTGCCTTACGACCGAGATTGGTACCCTGTCAAACACAAATTCAAAGGTGTAGAAATTCCACACAGTGAAGTTGGCGGTTGCTTTGCTAAGACTGATTGGAAAAATGACACGAATTTTACTCCAGGAATCTTAGATCATTTAACCAGTGCGACCCTAGTGGATCAGCATTTAGATTTCTATGAAGGTATAAAAGTTACCGACGATCTTGAAATGATCAATGAAAGAATTAAAACCAAAAAAATTGTCCAACGCGATTATTGTGTAAGAGAATACTACAACAGTGTTGAAAAAATGTTCGATGCACACATGACAAGTTTAGCCGAACAGTACAAAGGCAAGTACACGGTGTTGTGCTCGGGCGGAATAGACAGCAACATGATGGCGTCATGGCTGTACAAGAATAAACTTGATTTCAACGTGGTAGGATTCACAGATGGCCCTCGGTATAATATAAAAAACACAAAACTTATCAATGATACTATTAGTATATGGAAAAGGAAGCACGTGTCTGCAAACATCAAAGAGCTAGATGGACACCTGCTGGTGAATGACTACATAACAGGTAGTAGTCTTGCAAGTGTTCCTAAACCTGCTGTCATGAATTTGGATGGGTATGACGAAAGAACAATAGGCGAGTTGAAACAAGATTGCGATTGGATATTACATGGTAACGGTTCCAATGCAACCATGTTACACACCGGTAAATGGATTTTGCCCGCTTTCAACAGTTTAGATACAAAATGGAAATCATTTATTACTTCGCAGACTTTCTCTAAAGTAGGATATCCTAGTATATTTGAAACTGTATATAATGCATATTCAGATTGGTCGCCGTTATGGGGAGACAACTTGTATGTTGTGCCAACTTGGAACTCCGACAGTGTCAGATGTACTGACCACGGTTCTTGGAGATCTTACTCAAGACAATACGAAAATAACGATGATAAATTTCTAAACCTGGCAAACGAAAATTGGTTAGATCTATGGGAAACTATAGATTGGTCTAAATTAGATTTAGATTTGATTGATAATTGTTTAAGTGCAAAAATTTGGAAGAGTTATATTAGTCAGCACGTTGATGATGGACTTGCAGATCTTACTCACACATTGAACAGTTCTACCAAAATTTACTCAACCAATACAGAAAACCAAAAAATTCTACAACGACTGCTGTCAGATCTGCTAAATCGGTTCAGAGGAAATCTTAAAATGATCAGGGAAATAATGGCTTGCCAATGGCTAATGGATAGGTATAACAGGATTATTGACAATGGCCTTGCATTGTGCCATATGGAAAGTTTTCTACAAAAAAATAATCATTGACATTAGATAAATAAGTGTGTATATTATGCAGTATGTCTAATATACATTTAGGCACAAACAAACATAGGCACAATAAAGGAGGCTTACATTATGGCATCATTGGCTGAAATAAGAGCGAAGTTAAAAGCACAAGAAGTGAATCGCTCCACTTCATCATCAGGCGGAGACAACGCCATCTACCCACACTGGAATATATCTGAAGGTTCTGAAGCAGTAGTTAGGTTCTTACCAGACAAGGACGAGACCAACACATTCTTCTGGACTGAAAGGAACATGATAAAACTACCTTTCGCAGGTATCAAGGGTCAGACAGATTCAAGACCGGTAACAGTACAAGTACCGTGTATGGAGATGTATGGCAAGACTTGTCCAGTGCTAACGGAAGTGAGACCATGGTTCAAAGACAAGAGCATGGAAGACATGGGTAGGAAATATTGGAAGAAGAAAAGTTACATATTCCAAGGTTTCGTAGTCACGAATCCGTTATCAGAGGACACAACACCTGAGAATCCGATCAGAAGGTTCATCATCGGACCTCAGATCTTCAACATTATCAGAGGGGCACTGATGGATCCAGAGATGGAAGAAATGCCAACTGACTACGTGAAGGGTGTTGACTTCAGGATAACGAAAACCACTAAAGGTGGTTACGCTGACTACTCAACATCAAAATGGTCAAGAAGAGAAAGAGCGTTGGACGAGGCAGAGAGAGCCGCGATCGACACCCATGGTTTACACAACCTAAACGACTTCAGACCAAAAGAGCCTACCGAGACAGAGGTAAAAATAATCAAGGAATTATTTGAGAAATCTGTTGAAGGTGAGGCTTATGATCTAGAACAGTACGGACAGTACTTCAGACCAGCGGGCGTGGCCTACAATGCACCACAGACACCTGTGGCACAGGCACCAGCGGCAACGACAGCACCTGCATCTGAACCTGCACCGGCACCAGTAACTGAATCTGCACCAGCACCACAACCAGAGGCGGCTCCGGCGGCTCCTGCAACTGACAGTGCCAAGAGGGCAGAGGACATACTGAAACTGATCAGATCAAGACAAGCAAAATAATCTGACATTTTACCAAGGCCCTGATATTGACTGTTAGGGCCTTGTGTAGTAATATAACGTATGGATATAAAAAGAAAAATTACAAAAGCAATAGAATGGATATTGTACAAACAAATACCCGCGTGGATGTTGATTGTGGCAATAATCCTTTGGATAATATTATAGGGGCAATATGACAAAAGTATTTGACGCAACAAAATTTAGAAAGAGTATCACAAAATCAATCCAAGGACTAGGAATAGGTTTCAGTGATCCAACAGACTGGATATCTACAGGCAACTATGCTCTGAACTATTTGATGACCAGTGATTTCAACAAAGGAATTCCATTGGGTAAGGTGACTGTGCTCGCAGGAGAATCAGGGGCAGGTAAATCATACATAGCATCAGGAAACATAATCAAGAACGCCCAAGCACAGGGTATCTTCGTTATATTGATAGACACAGAGAACGCACTTGATGAGACATGGCTACAGGCACTGGGCGTTGACACGTCGGAAGAAAAACTTTTAAAACTGAGCATGTCAATGGTGGATGACGTGGCCAAGACCATATCAGAGTTTATGAAAGGCTACAAGGAACAACATGCTGACAACAAAGAAGGTGCTCCTAAAGTTCTTTTCGTGATAGACAGTTTGGGCATGATGCTGACACCTACAGACGTGAACCAATTTGAAGCGGGAGACATGAAAGGCGACCTTGGTAGGAAGCCAAAGGCTCTTACCGCACTGGTCAGGAACTGTGTAAACATGTTTGGAAGTTGGAACGTGGGATTGATTGCGACCAACCACACCTACGCATCACAGGACATGTTTGATCCAGATGACAAGATATCAGGCGGACAGGGATTCATCTATGCAAGTTCTATCGTGATAGCAATGAAGAAATTGAAACTCAAAGAAGACGAGAAGGGCAACAAGATATCTGAAGTTCGAGGTATCAGGGCCGCTTGTAAGGTAATGAAAACAAGATATGCTAAACCGTTTGAGGGTGTGCAGGTCAAGATCCCTTATGACACAGGTATGGATCCCTACAGTGGACTGGTGGACCTGTTCGAGAAGAAAGGTATTCTTGTACAAACCGGAAATAGACTGAAATATGTTGATCCACAAGGGAAAGAACACATAGACTTCAGAAAAGCGTGGACTGGTGATAAATTAGATATGATAATGGCAAACTTCAAAGAAAGCACAGAAGCGAAAGCGGAAAGTGTTGAAGAAGCACCAAAATCAAAAGCGAAGAAAACAGAAACTATAGAAGAGGACGACGCAGAATAATGATTGATTTCACCCACGAAGACATAGAACGTCTTTGGAGTTCGATTTCGCACTACGTACCAGAAAGATCAAGACTAGATGCGGCAATTGATTTTATCAAAAGTCTAGAAGACATTGGTGTGGAATCCGACGAGATAAAGGCATCCGGAGAGTTTGATCCTAAACTAGAAGAAGCAATCAATACCGTGTTTGAAGACGAGGACGAAGTAGACGAGCCGTACGACGACAGGTATAGAGATGATTAATTGGTACAACGAAGTTAGTAGAAGTCTAGCAAAAATTCCAGATTGCGTCGCACACTTTGACAAGGAACTGCTTGAAGCAAAGAAGCAGTGTAAGATATACGGCAACCTTGAAAGAGCATCCGCGGCACTTCCAGGTATAGTGGAAGAACGTTTTGGACAACTTCAACAATTAGAAGCAATATTAGAGTACCTAAACATCGAACTGAGAAGATTGAGATCAAAAACATTTAAGAAATTTCTAGAGAACTATAACAGAGCACTATCAAGCAGAGACGCAGAGAAGTATGTCGACGGCGAGGATGACGTTGTTGACCTGACAAAAATCGTAAACGATTTCGCACTACTGCGAAACCAATGGCTGGGCATAACCAAAGGACTGGATCAGAAGCAATGGCAGATAACCAACATTGTGAAACTGAGGGTCGCTGGAATGGAAGATGCCGACATCAAATAGAATCATATTAACAGACGTAGACGGAGTGCTACTGGAATGGGAGCACCATTTCACCAAATGGATGTTGCAACGCACACTGTTCGACGAACGTGGTGCGAGATATCATCCTTATAAACTTCTCCCCGACAAAGAAAACACCTACGAAATGGCGGAAAGATTTGGACTTACAAAAACAGAGGTGAGGAAAGAAATTAGAGAATTCAATAGGAGTGCTTGGATGGGCACACAACGTCCCATGCTCGAATCACAGACCTGGGTTAAACTGATAGCGGCGGAAGGTTGGACGTTCATTCCCATCACGTCGCAGACATCAGATAAGCCAGCACAGGAACTGAGAAAGCGTAGACTCGGTGAATTATTTGGTGAACACATTTTTACAAACTACCATATTCTTGGTACAGGTGCAGACAAAGACAGCGCATTAGCAGAATTTCACGGAACCGGACTGTATTGGGTCGAGGACAAGCCTCACAACGCCTTAGCAGGGCTCAATTACGGTTTAAAGCCTATTTTAATAGACCACCCATACAACCGTGACTTCGATCACCCAGAAATCATACGTGTAAGTAATTGGAAAGAAATTCATTCATTACTACATGGAAAAAAATAAATTCTGCATCAGACCCTACAACAGCATCAACATTACCACAGACGGATCAATCAAAGTATGTTGTGACGCCAGACCAAACGAAACAGAATTCAAAGGACAACACAGATTCAATCTAAAACAAAACGATATAGTGGATTATTGGAATAGTGATTACAGGCAGTATCTTATAAATGCCTTCAAAGAAAACAAAACTCCCAAGGAGTGTAGGATATGTTGGGAGAAGGAGGCAATAGGATCAAGAAGTTTGCGTCAAAACTCAAACTTCCAATACAAAGTGATTGGTAATAAAAAAGCAGAGGAATATTTGAAACTGCTTGGCAAAGAAAACTTGGAACACCCCGAAGACTACAACCTCGACATCACAAATCTTTGTAATCTAAAATGTTATATGTGCAGTGGAACTTTAAGCAGTAAGTTGCTAGTTGAGAACAACGACCTGGGGTTTGAGAAACTAGATCAGAAGAACTATGATTACGATGACTCGAGACTGGACTACCTCATAGAACAAATTGAAAAACACAATGTGACACACATAACTTTACAGGGTGGTGAACCCTTGATGAATCCAAAGATAATACAACTATTGGAAAAATTAAGTTGGAAGAAGGACCTACATAATCTCGCTGTATGGATAACAACGAATGGCACAATATATAACGATGACCTACATAAACTTCTAGAAAGATTTAGAAATTTGAAAATTATTTTCAGCATCGATGGCATAGACAAAGTGAACGATTACCTGAGATTTCCTAGTAATTTTGAAACAATCAAATACAACGTGCAGATGTTAAGAAAATTAAAGAATGCCACGTTCATGATTAATCATACAGTACAAAATTTCAATTTGATGTATATAAAAGACATGATCGATTATGCAAACGCTGTCAAGATACATTGTAATTTCAATATTCTCGAAGGGCCAGATTACCTACACTTAAGAGTTTTACCAAAAAAATCCAAGGAGAAGTCTCTCGAGAGATTGTTAGGACTGCAACAAGACAAACTGATGCACACAACTAACTTTGATGCTTTGATTAAAAACATCAAACAAAATCTAGACTCAGATGTGTACAGGCAGATAGAAAGATTCAAGCAAGTCATATCTAAAAGAGATGCCTATAGGAAGATAGAACTATCTAATTTTATACCTGAACTGGCCAAAGACTTAAATATTTGATATGAAGGTTTATGTAGGTTGGGACAGCAGAGAAGACATAGCATATCAGGTGTGTGAACACTCGATCAAACGCAGAGATCCCTCAGCAGAAGTTATACCATTAAAACAGAACGACATGAGATCGCAAGGCATATACACCAGAGAGTCCGATAAACTTGCATCTACAGAATTTACTTTTACTAGGTTTTTTGTTCCATACCTTAACGACTTCAAAGGCTGGGCGGTGTTTTGCGATTGCGATTTTGTTTGGAAAGTTCCAACCACAGAACTAGAGCAATACTGTGATGAATCAAAAGCAGTTGTATGTGTGCAACATGAGTACCAACCAAAAGAGACTACAAAGATGGACGGACAGGTACAATCCGTGTACCCACGTAAGAATTGGAGTTCCATGGTTCTGTGGAATTGTGGTCACGAGAAAAATAAAATCCTAACTCCTGCACTGCTTAATCAAGAAAGTCCAAAGTTTCTACACAGGTTTTCGTGGCTAGACGATGCAGACATAGGATCTTTACCACATCATTACAATTGGCTAGTTGGATGGTACAAAGAACCTAAAGACGGAAAACCAAAAATACTTCACTACACGGAAGGTGGTCCTTGGTTTGATGGTTACAGAGAATGTGAATACGCCGACGTGTGGAAGAAAGAAGTTATAAACCTTTTCTCGGCATAATGAATTGGGAAAAAATTCAGTCAGATCAAATTTTTGTCGAACCGGTAACCCACGTGTATGCTACCAACATATTTGACACTAAGGAATACGACAAGTTGTATGAGAATCAAAACAATCTAGATCACCATACCTGGCAGGAGTTTGACAAGCAATATAAAACAGGATTCGAGTTTATTGACGACCTAAGGCACATAAATTTTCAAAAAGAAGTAATATGCCTTTGGTTTTTTAAGGAAAGGAATGATCGTAACAACAGGGATGACTTGCGTCTCGCGGGTAAAAATATACTTTACTTTCCTAATACGTTCCTTATAACAAAAAGCAAAGATATAGAGGTGTTGGAGAAAAATAAAAACTACATAAGACGCCCGGTTGTACAACTGGATATGTCAAATAAAAAATTTGAGAGTATATGTCAACGTATCAAAAAAAACTAGTAGTATGGAATAACTTCTATGAGTGGTGCAAACCCCACATAAAAGAATTCAGGAACGCCCTGGACATAGGCTGTGACACGTTTGGCTTCGCCAAATGGCTCGAGCCCGACTTCCAACACGTGCATTGTTTTGACTTCAGGGACAGGCAGTCATTCTTGGCTAAAGAAGTAAAAGACGTGAACAAGTTCACTTACCACAACACAGGGCTGGGCGAGAAGGATGATGTGCGTTACACCAAAAGAGGCGTAGGCAGAATCAAGGAACTAGACAGTGGATTAAAGGTGAACATAACCACCGTTGACAAGTTCAAATTCGCCAACGTGGACTTCATCAAGTGTGACGTTGAGGGTTACGAGACCAAGATATTACAAGGATCACTGGACACAATAGAGCGTTGCAATCCGACCATAGTGATAGAACAGAACAGGGGTGACTTCTCAGCATCTGACTTGTTGAAGGGACTCGGTTACAAACATGTGGGAACGTGGGACACAAAAGGTCGTCCTAATGATTATATCTTCGTGCGTTAATTAAATTCTTTTTTGCTGTACAACCTATCTACCTGCTTAGGGTCACCAAAGTGTGTGTTGATTGATATTGCATAGGGAAAGCCTATAGATCGCATATACTCGTCCATTGATTTCCTACAAGGCGTGTTCGGAGAGTGAGCGTAGGAAAAAAGATTTACTTCATTCAACACGTAATCTGCCCGTTGGAATATTTCAGGACATCCTTTCATGCATAATATTTCAGCACCTTGAATATCTTGTTTTATGAAATCAAATTTGGCGTCCTTACCTACTAGCGTGTCCAGTGTCTGCATCGTCCTTCGGTCGGGTCTCTTTTTCTTGTTTGTGGAGGCCGGCAAAAGTGTTGCACCTTTGGTGTAACCCACAGGATTTATATACATGTCTACTTCCTTGTTTTCATCGCCTAGCACTGCAATATGATATTGATCTGCGACTTTCTTCAAGTTGTCTTCATGTTTTTGGCCTGCTTCAATACAGGTGTAATTACTGTCCGGCCAAAAAGTTTTTGCATTGATTGTCCAAAAACCATTCCAAGCACCGATATCTAAAATTTTTTCTGGCTTGTATCCTTTGTCGGCCAAGTTCTCTTTGAGCCACACATACATTTCTTCCATACTAACTCCTATACCATACCACATCGGGCCACACCTTTATCAGTGTTTTGAACCCAAGTTTAACTAAAAATTTCTCTATCTTTAGATTACTACTTCCGTATTTTTTACTGTTGTTGTTCAGTTCTATCATTACAAATTTGACATCTTGAAGTGTTTTTTCCGCACCCTTTAATACTTCCATTTCAAATCCTTCAACATCTAATTTTATCATTTCTACACCTTTTATCTCGAGGCTGTCTAAGGTAGTTATTGGAGTGTTTCCTGGTTCTTCAAGTACCCTTGTGTTCTGTGTTGCTGTTTCGTCAGATAATTTTATGAATCCGTTCTGGCTTCCTATTGCTTGATTGTACAAACTTGTATGGTTGTATGGTGCCAAATTCCTAGTCAGACATTCAAAATGTGTTTTGTTTGGCTCATAGCATTTAACCTGCCTGGCGAACTTTTGCATTACCATACTCCAGGTTCCGCACCATGCTCCTACATCTATGATACAATTAAATTTTTTGTTTTGCGACTCGCACCATTTTACAAAGTCATTGAGACAACGTTCTTGCATATGTGGATATCCTTTCTCTCTCCATTGCTCTATCTGAGCGTCATTGGAAGGAACCCATAGATTGTTTTTAAGTTTTTCTATTTTCATAACAATCCTTTGTCCATTAAAATTTCAACAGCCTTGCCGTCGTTGATTTCCTCTGGAGTAAACTGTTGGTAGGCAAGACTGTATAACCAAGGTTCCGGTCCACCATAATAAGGATTTTCTATATCTGACAATTCGATATTTCCAACATCTACTGCAAAACTTAGATTATGGCAGAACACAGGTATACCTTCACATATTGCTTCTACCGCCGCTATACTGCAACTGGTCACTACACACCAGGCTTCCTTAAGGTCCTCGGATAGGGGTACCTTTGCCTCACTTGGCCCTGATGTACCCCTGCCCCTAGGCTTGTGTCGAAGTCTGATTGGTCTGTCCGTGTACCTTTTAATCTGTTTGATTGTTTCGTTCGTCCAGTTGGGTGTATCCAGATATCCATGTATACCTGAACTGCTAGGACACACCAAAACGTGTTTGCCTGCAAAGTTAGGTGCTTTAATTCGCATTCCAAATTTTTCAAACCTATCTGCTTTGCAATCTTTGATATAATGTGCGTGAATTCTGTTCTTACAAATT